TTAAGTCACATGACGATAGACCGTAAGCCTCGCTCCGAGAATGTTCGCGACAAAAGTGCGCGCCCACTCACGTGGAAACCTCCGTCCTCCTTGGACGCACCGCCCGCTCCCGAGGGCTATCGGCACCGCTGGGTCCGTATGGAAGCCAACGGCATTGATGATCGGAAGAACCTTTCCGCCCGTTTACGCGAAGGCTTCGAGCTAGTTCGCGCTGAGGAATACCCTGATTGGGATCTCCCCACGATTAGCGACGGCAAACACGCTGGCGTTATTGCAGTTGGAGGTTTGGTCCTAGCTCGTATTCCGGTAGAGATTGTCGAGCAGAGAACCGGTTACTACCAAAATCAGACGCAAGAGCAGATGAAGGCGGTAGATAACGACCTCATGCGAGACCAACACCCATCAATGCCCATGATACGTCCTGAGAGACAATCACGGGTCACTTTCGGCGGTAATCGTTCCGCCGATAAACAGTAAGGATCTAGGCAATGGCAAACATTGATGCCTCGTTCGGGCTTCGCCCGTATCGTATGCTTGGAAGCGCGCCGAACTCTAACGGCGACATGGTGTACGCCATTCAGACTGCCTCGACTGCGGGCACGTCTAGCGTGATCTATCAGGGCTCCCCTGTGATCCCGCTGGCGAACGGTCTGATTGACATCGTTGGCAACGCCAACGGCGGCACCGTTCCCCTTCTGGGTGCGTTTCTGGGTTGCAACTACGTTGACCTCAACGGCACGCCGAAGTGGTCTCCCTTCTGGCCCGGAACGTCTGCGGTTTACGCCAACTCCGTTGCTTATGCGACGGTCTCGGCTGACCCCGACCAGATGTTCCTCATCAACTGCAACGCGGCTGCGGCGGATTCTCTTATCCACGCCAACGCCAACTTCGCTACGGCCACCAGCGGCAATGCCACCTCCGGCATCTCCACCGCTGAACTCGCCGTATCGACGGCTAACACGACCAACACGCTCAACCTCCGCATCATCGGCTTCGAGGACACCCCCTCGAACAACGATGCGTCGGTGGCCGGTCGTCTGGCTATCGTCCTCCTCAACAACCACTTCTACCGTTACTCCGCTAACGGTACCGGTGCGGGCGTCTAATAGGAGTCTGAACAATGGCTATTACCCGTTCGCAACTGCTCAAGGAACTTGAGCCCGGACTGAACGCCCTGTTTGGGATGGAGTATGATCGTTACGACAACGAACATGCTGAAATCTTCGACACCGAGACCTCGGATCGTGCGTTCGAAGAAGAAGTGATGCTGTCTGGCTTCGGTCAGGCTCCGGTTAAGGGCGAAGGCGCGGCTATCAGCTATGATACCGCTGGAGAAGCCTTTACGGCTCGCTACACCCACAACACCGTCGCGCTGGCGTTCGCGATCACTGAAGAAGCCGTTGAGGACAACCTCTACGACAAGCTCAGTGCTCGTTACACCCGCGCGCTGGCTCGCAGCATGTCGAACACCAAGCAGGTGACGGCGGCGTCGGTCCTGAACAATGCCTTCTCCTCCAGCTACACTGGCGGCGACGGCGTGTCTCTGGTCAACTCCGCCCATCCGACGACGGGTGGCGGCAACTGGTCGAACACGCTTGCGACTCAGGCGGACCTGAACGAAACCTCGCTCGAACAGGCTCTGATCGACATCGCGGCGTTCATCGACGAACGTGGCCTGAAGGTCGCGCTTCGCGGCATGAAACTGATTATCCCCCCGGCTCTTCAGTTCACCGCCGAGCGTATCCTGAAGTCGGAGCAGCGCACCTCGACCGCTGACAACACATCAATGCAATCAAGACGGGTGGCTACATGCCGCAGGGCTTTGCGGTCAACCACTTCCTCACCGACCCGGACGCTTGGTTCGTTAAGACCGACGCTCCGAATGGGATGAAGCACTTCGTGCGCTCGCCCATCAAGACGGCGATGGAAGGCGACTTTGACACCGGCAACGTCCGGTACAAGGCTCGCGAGCGTTACAGCTTCGGTTGGTCCGATCCGCGCGCGATCTACGGCTCGCAGGGCGCTTGATCCCTTGAGCTAACCCCCGAAATAGAAAGGGCTGGTATTGTACCAGCCCTTTTTTCATGTATAGTCAAAGTGTCCCTGACTGCCCAAAATGGCAGACTCGCTCACGACAGGAGATACACATGGGCGTTTCAACTTTCTCCGGCCCGATTAAGGCTGGTCCGATCAAGTTCACGACCGGCACGACCCTCGGCACCGACGTTGCCAACCTCGGCTTCATGTCGATGACGCAGTACGAGGCGATCACTCAGGCCACCAACGGCGGCTCGGCTGGCGTCTACACGACCAGCATCGTGATCCCGGCGGGCAGCATCATCACCGACATCAAGCTCTACGTCACGACCGTCTGGTCCGGCGCGGCTACGACCCTTGGCGTTGGCACGACGGCCTCGGCTACGGACCTGACGGCGGCGGCTGCGGTTGCTGGCGGTACGCTCGGCATCATTACTGTCACGGCGGGCGCTGATGCTACCCGCGTCGGCAAGTGGGCCAATGTTGGTACGACCGACATCAAGATCGTTGTCACGTCCACCAACACTGGCACGGGCGCGGGCTATCTTGCTGTGACGTATGCTCAGACTGGCGTGCTCATTCCCTAATAGGAGAGCCCGATGGCTGACGCTGTAACAAGCCAGACGATCTTCGATGG